GCTTCGTGAAACATATCCAGGTGGCCCAAAAGGGCGGCGGTGCTTGATTGGCTCATAAAAAGATCCTTTCTGTTTTTTTTAACTCTCAACTGCCGGACATACAGACCCCGGGCGGACACACAGGTCCGCCCCTACAACTCACTACTCACTACTCACAACTGACCTCTGATTTCTACCCGCCTTGCGCTGCTTTTTCCTGGCAGCCGGGCTGACCCCGCCGTTTGGCATGGGAACAGAGGTGTTGCCCCTGGAAATCTGATTCTTACGCCATCTGTCAATCAGATCCGTGTCAGACTCCCATACGCCCAGGACCTTTTTGGCCGGAAAATCATAATCCCGGATCAGGGTTAAAACCGTTGGCTCGGAGCGGTTTAAGTGATTGCAGATTTCCTTCATTCCAGACAAGTGCATAAGTGTCTCCTTTTGCTTTAAAAATGTTTTATTTACCACCGGGACGGCCGGCGGTGGGTTTTGGTTTGGGGTCCTGAATCGGAATCGTCTTTTTTCGGCGCGCGCCTGGCATTTATAAGATGCACACCGCCGCCGGGCCATTCCGGATCTGCCAGGGCATGGGCGATGACTTCGCAGTCAAGCAGGTGGTTTTCCCGGTATTCCTGCACCCAGGTTTCCCGCCCCTTTTTATCCTGCTTTTTAACCTCTGACATGATCTGGCTGGCATAGTCGGGCTTTGTGCCTGCATGCAGGTAAGCTGCCATGTGGGCTGTTTCATCGGTGCCGGCCATGGCCTTATCCAGCCGGAAATGGACTGTGTCTTTTAACTTGTGGGTATCCAGGCTTATAATCGAAAGCCCGCCGGGAATGGATTTTCCAGTGGGTGTGTGCTGCAGTGATTTTCCCACAGATATTTTGCCGGCCAGGTTTTTTGACGCCCCCTTGGTGCCCCAAACCTGGCAGCCCCGGCCAATGCGGTTTTGCATAAGCCAGAGATAAACCTGCTCTGCTGATGATACCTGCTCATCATATTTACCGCCGCCGGTGTCTATGCCCGCGCGCCAGATCCGCAGGCCGGAGCCTTCATTGTCTGACCTGGGGTATTCGCGCATGAAAAGCAGGTCCTCAAGCTCTGCCCAGTATGATAAAAATCCGTAATGGATCATCCAGGATGTATAATCGCGGGCCCAGGCCCGGACCAGAAACCAGAACCCGTATTTCTGAACATCTATGCCGCAGGTTAAAGCCACGGCAGTAGCCGGCACGGTCTGGGGTTTTAGGGCCGGCACCCTGGCTTTTAGCACCTGCTCTTCTGTGGTTGTCTTAACCCGGTAAACCCAGGGCTCTGCCTTGTGCTGGGTCATGAAAATGCGAAGCTTGTCCGGATCTCTCAAGCCCCGGAGAAAAGCTGCCACAACTTCAGACAGGGAGATAAACGGAGAGTTCCAGGACGGCAGGTGCAGGCCCACGGCTGTAGGCCGGTCCGGGGGCTCGGAAAATTCTCCGAATATGGACTTGCCGATAAAGGGCCGCCAGCGGATCATGTTTTCATCTGCCGGGTGCCGGCGGATTGCCTGGTCCCGGATGTCATCTGTCCACCCGTTTTTGCACGCCTCGCACTCGTATCTGGCCAGCTTGCCGCGGATGATCTTTTTCGTGTCCCGGATTTCCTTTGGCCAGCGAATCCGGTCAAACTCCATCACCTGGTAATGGCCGCACATGGGGCAGCGGGCCAGGTACTGATACAGCACGTCTGCCTCTTCCCGGATCAGCTGGGTTATGGGCCGGGTTTCGTCCTCGGGCGTGGTGTAGTACAGCAGCTTTTTGGTGTGCGGATAGGCGTTGGTGCGGATGTCGCCCAGGTCCAGGTTGATGGGTGGATCGTATTTGTCCACCTCGTCGAAAAACATATACCGGGCGGACTCCGAGGCCAGGGCCGCCACAGAGGTTGCCCAGGCCATCATCAGGTCCATGCCGTTTTTGAACTGGATGGAGTTTTTCGTGTCGCCCGCAACCAGGTGCGAAACCCGGGGGCTGGACTCGATCATGGGATCCAGCTGCTTTTGCTTGATCCGGTCCAGGGTATACTCCGTGGACATGACGTAAAAAGCCGTGTCCGGGTCCTGGTCAATGCAGTAGTGCAGGCAGTTTAAGGCCACCTGGGTCTTTCCGGTCTGCGGGGCCCAGCACATGAAGATCTTCCGGATCCAGGGCCGATTCCACAAATCCATAGGAAACCGCAGATACTCAGTGTTTGCCGTGTCCCACTGCCCCTTCCACGGCCCCCGCGTCACCTGCCGGTGGGCATCGGCATGCTGGGATACAGTCACCTTTTCCCGCGCCTTAAACACCCGCCGCTCAGATGAGGTGAATGAAAACTCCGGGGCGATGTCTTGGGGCTGTATAGCTGCCTGGTTCATAAAAATCTTACTCCGGAAACCCATCGTGTGTTATGCCGTCCAGCATCCGGCCTGATTTCTTTTTGCCAATTTTCCAGGGCCTGTCCACGTACCCGGCCAGATTGTGCGCTGCATCAACAGCCGAATATGTGTCTTCCGGCATCTGCTCCGGCCAGCAATAATCCCCCCACTGCTTAAAGAAAAACGGGGTTCCCGCTTCTTTGCACTGATCTCGCAAATCTCTTGCCCAGGCCGGATGCATCGGCCTTGCACCTGGGCCTGATTCCCCACCGCAGATCACCCAGTCGATAACATTGAAATAGTTTGGGTCCAGTATGCCATACCGAAGCCACGGCAACTTTATCGGCCCAAGCATCGGTTCCACGCTCACAAACCGAACGGCTGCCGGAATCTGCATTAAGATTGGGACGCGCCCATCTGCGGTTTTCTGGTTTTCTGCGGTAACACCAAGCCAAACATTCGGCATTTCTTCAGCAAAGTCGTTATATAGATGATCAATACAAGCAGCCATCCGGTCCGGACGTTTTGTTAGCAACATGTACGTGTGGTCCGTGCTTGCCATAACCCTGAAAATTGAGCGGATTTCATCGCCCCGGATATTCACGCTTTCATGAAACAAATCCCCCATGCTGCAAACGAAAATCCGGCGGGGCTTTTTCCAGTGCAAAGGCTTTTCGAGTTGCGACTCCACAAAGGCAGTTTTGCCGTTCCATTTGTCAAACTGATCTGGATATCCACCAAATTCACAGGTAGTAACATCCTGATACCCAGGCTTTTCCATGTATGCCAGCCGGCAGGCCATCCGTTCCGCGTAGCAATTTTGGCAGCCGTCAGACACCTTGCTGCAACCAATTATCGGATTCCAGACCTCTTGCGCCCATTCGATTTTAGTTGTCATCCTTCATGCCTCCCATCATCGGATTTCATATTTGCCTGATAAAACGCCCTGGCAAAGCCCGGCGGTGTTGCGCTCCGAAACCGGGCCCTGGCTGCACTGGCAGGAAGCCTGTGCATCATCGAGCCCTTGACCGGATCCACGGGCTTTTTTTCCAGTTCTGCGTTAAATTTGCCCCAAATGATTGTCCGCTTTGTGTAGGGATCGCCATAATCACACGGCTGAAACGACAGCCTGCGGTAAGGGGCCAGATCCGGAACCAGTTTTTCAAGCCTGCCTACCGGATTTTCCAGGGCCCAGAAAGACGGCTGCCATAGCTCCACCATCACCAGAACCAGGCTAGCCAGGCCAACCATGTATTCAGTCAGGCAATCCCATGGCTCATCCCAGGAGCCGGGCGCGTCCTTATCCTGCCACCACCTTGCCCCGGATGAGGCAAATGCCGTGCAGGGCGGAGCAGCCAGCAAACCATCAACCCTGCCGCAGTTTTCTTTTTCAATCATGATCTGCAGGGTTGTAAAACGCTCCAGAATGTCTCCTTCATATGCCTGATCCCACAGCAGCACCCGCCAGCCAGCCTCGATATAAGGTTGAGCCCAGTTTCCGGTATAGTCATAAACTGAAAGCAGAAATGGAGATTGATCCGGCATCACTTGGACACCTTCCATGTCTTTGGCTTGCTATAGCGATTCAACCAGGCTTCCAGATGATCCAAATAAAATTCAATCAGATCCGGAGCCTTTTCAGGATCACCCTCTACGATCCTGATAAACTCTGACACCTGGGCCCGGATAAAATTTTCCATGTCCGAACGAAACACCCTGGCCCTGGCTGCAAGCTCCCTGTCCCACTTGTTGCGATGGACATATTCGCCCAGCTCAATTTTGGTCTTGGTGTCCCAATGCCTGGCCTGGGCCTGAAGCTTTTCCAGGGTGGCCCGGGCAGTGGCCTCCTGAAGATCGTCTAGGGTGCCGGACCCGTCCTTTTTCTCCAGCCACTGTTTGGCATACTTGTCCACCACCTTAACCGGAAAGGTCCCGTCATCTGCCGGACGAAGCTTGCCTTCCTTCTTGTGCTTGTAAGCAGTAGACTTGGAAATTTTCCAGCCCTGGCCGTCGAGATAGTCAACCACAGCAGGGATGTTTTTTAGCTTTGAAGCCTCTTCGGCTTCTTCATCCTCAAAATACTTTTCCCATAACTGCCTGACCCGGTTATCAAAGCCCTCTTGTGCCGCATCCCAGTTTTTTTTGTTTGCGACCGAAGGATCCGCCCGATAAGCGCGGATGTTTTTCACCACGGCATTGTTTAAGACGGTCAGTTCCGTCTTTTCCGTGTCCGTGACAATTTCCAGCAGTTTTTCGACTTTATTCTGCAAGGCAGTCCCCGGAGTTTTCGTCATCTTCAAGGGTTTCCCAGGTGATTTGTTCCAGGCCACCGGCGTCGTTTACCTTCTTGATGTCCCCCTGCTGGACTCCTTTTCCCTGATCCGGTTTTTTGATGCCGGCCTTGCCGTATTTGTCCGGGTTCATTTTCTCCAAAAGCCATTTGGCCCCGGCACTGCCTCCCTCTGCAGACAATCGCTGCAGGGCTATCACCTCGGCATGGGCCTGGGCTTGTCTGACCGCCTCGTATAATTCCTGGTAAACATCCCCGGCATTTTGCATTTCAGCGGTCAGGGCCTTTTCTTTCCATTCCACCGCGATCCGCTCGGGAATCCCGCAGGCGGCCGCAGCTAAAAAGAAGTCAGCCCCAACTCGCATATAGCCGGCTATCTTGCCAATAACTTCCTTGTTAGGCTCTTTTATATCATCTCTTTCCATGGACTCCCTCATGACAGTCTTTGCAAAGTGTTTGCCCGTTGGTGGGATCTAATGCCAGCTCATTGTGCTTGGAAAATGGTATAAGGTGATGAACTGTATAATTTTCCTTGGATCCGCAAAACTGACAGGTGTAATTGTCCCGTTCCAGAACCGCTTTGACGAACTTTCTGTATTCCGGGGTTTTTCTGGCTGATTGACCCAGCTTTGCCTCATACTGGTCCCCCAGCAGATCAACACCAATATCCTGACTGGCCAGGTCTTCAGCATCGCGCTGGACCAGGACTCCGTTTTCCAGAACATAATAGGTATAGGGAATTCCCATTTTACGGGCTAAAACCAGTTCATTGCTACATCCTTGACTTATGCCGTCATGCAGAAATATGGCATGATCGCAGTCTTCCAAAACAGCCACTGACCGATGGTGAAATTGCCCAGCCAGGTACTTGTGCTGCAGATGATGGAGCTTTAAAGGTATTCCCTCTTTTCTGCTGATCTCCCTGGCAAGAGCACAGGCGCCCTCTGGTTCTCCATGGGTGACAATGGTTTCCGGCTGGTGCTTTTCAATTTCTGTCAAAATGACCCGGCGGGTTTTTGAGTCAACCAGGGTCCGGCTGCCATGGAAAGACAGTCGGCTGTGTTTTTCAATATACTTGATTTCCAGCCCCAACTCTTCGGCCCGCTGGATTTCGCCTTTCACTCCGTTGCTTTCTTCCCAGCCATCCAGGCATAACACGCGCACTTCGTCACATGCATCCAGCATCCGGCGGCCGTGCTCGATCCAGTAGCCTTCCTTGGTGTTGTCATTCTTGAACCGCTCTGTATAAAGCAGGGGCGAATAGCAGGGCACACCCTTTTTAACCAGGACCGTTGAGTATTCAATGGCCTTACGCCGGCGGTAATTTCTGACGCTTTCATCCTCATGCCAATACGGACAACAAACATAGACCATGCACTTATTCGTCATTCCGCCCAACCTCCACAGAAACAATCAGAACAGGTTTGCCTTTTCTTTCAGCTTTCTTAATTGTGTCGTGGGTTCCGCGGGAAACCCCGTCCCAGAAGGCGATCACTTGATCGGCATCCTCAACAATAAGGGAGTTTCGAACCAGGGGGGCCCGCCGGCCATAACGCTTATAATCCGGATAGTGGATGATCGTTTTAAGCCCGCGCTGCCGGGCAAAATTTTCCGCCAGGGTGTCAACACCTCTGGCACCTCCGGAAACAATCGTGGATGTTGCTTCCGGCAGAACGCTTTCCAGGTCAATTTTCTGAACCCATCTTGGGCCACAAACAGCAACTTTCATGGTTCTCCTTTTAATCCTCTTACTGGTTAAGTTGTTTTCCGGCGCCACAAACGGACAGTCTCCCGGTTACAACCAACTATTTTTGCAATCCGGATATCGGTTTCCCCGCGGGACAATAACCAGAGCATCAAAACGATTTCCTGGACGGACAACCCCTTGCCGGCCAGGGCGGTGCCAGTGCGTATGGTAAAAGTTTTTCCGCATTGCCGGCACTTTACGGCTTTTCCCTGCCAAAACCGTGACGACTTCGTCTCATCCAGCCCCGCCCCGCATTCCGGACACCTGGCGCCTTCCGGATGCAAATATTTGAAAACAAATTTTCGGCAAACATCGGCGTCCAAAAAATCCGGACCAAAGGCATCAATTGCCTTGCAAACAGTCTTTAATTGAGTTTTTTTAATGATTTCGGCAAATTCCATTTTTCCAGCCGTTTTTTTTAATAAAAGTAGTGACAAGCCGCGTTGTTATGACCCCTACAACACAAGGCCCTTGGAAAGGACCCGCCATCAGTAACCGGGGTGGTCAGGCATGATCCGGACGCCGGCGGACAAAAAGAGATCAATGTCATCAAGGGCTGCAAGCAGCAGATCAAACGCGCAATGCACAAAGCTTATTCTATCCTGATCCGTATTATCCAACGGCGGATTGAAATGCAGCGTCGGCCTGCCTTCAAGGGAGACCAGGCTCACTCCCTTGTCCGGATCTGTACTCAAGTAATTGGCCAGCTCGGTTATTGGTTTTGAATCGCGCCATGTGATGTCCTCGATTTCATCACCAAGACCAAGCTCGTAATCATCAATGACTGGATCAGGATCAACAACTTCTGGCATCGGAATATTATCGCCCGGCTGCTCAAAGGGTTCCGGCGGCATGGAATACTTTTCAATCAAAGCTTCATACATTAGGCAACCCTCCTGTGGTGGTCTAGGGTGGTCCGGGGTGGTCCGGGCAGGTGGTCCGGGTGAAAACCTGCATGGTTATTGATCTGGTCCGGGTGGTCCGGGTACTTTTTAGTAAAAGAAAATGTGGAAGTAAAAAGACAACACCCGCGCGCATGCGCGCACACGTATTGTTGTTGCTGACCACCCGGACCACCCGGACCACCCTGCTTTAAATTATTGGTTTGTTTATGGATTACCCGGTCCGGGTGAAGTGCTTTCCACCCGGACCGCACCCGGACCACCCGGACCACCTGAGCGCTGAAAATCCGAAAGGGGGATGCGGGGGCCGGGGGGCCGGACAAGCCGGCGGACAGGCCGGAAAGGTTTAATCCAGGTGTATTGAAAAGATTATGCTTCATCTCTGATCGCAATTCCTTTGACATAGTATTCACGCTTTCCTTGCACGCGTGGGCGGATAAGCTGAAGGTCAGACTTGGCAGCATAGAGCTCTCGAAAGAAGTTTTCCCGGGAAAAGGTTTTGTATCCACCACCCGCACAATAGTCCCTGTACTTTGAATAAAGGTCCTTCTTCGGGATCTCATAGCTTTGATCAAACAGGCACATGTCATCGACAAAGCACAGGACCGGGTTGTTAAGCCTCTTGTATCCCAGCAGGGTTTCCTGCGTCTCCTGGCAGTCAGTGAAGCGACCCTGCTCAATTAACCGGGCCAGGCCGACCAAAGACCACACGAAGATCTCTGACAGCTCTGCCCGCAGCTTTTCATAAAGCCATGGATCTGTGTCAGGGTCATCTTCCTTAAACTGTCGTTTAAACTGGATGGGCAGCACGCGCCTGTAAAACCCGTCTGAGTTGTCCAGCACGCGGGGCAGCCGGTTTGCTGAAAACACCAGCTTGCAGAAGGGCACAAACTCAAAGCTGTCCTTGTGCTTAAATGCTGCATTGATAGGATCACCGGCGCTGATCTTTTTGAAATACTCGGATTCAATGGCCATGGACTGGGTTTCAGTGGAGAAATTGACAGCCTTCTGATATAGGCTGGCGCGCAAAAACTGGTTTTCCAGCTCGTTAAATGAAACGCTGGAGGTGTTTTCCGAGCCCACCATGTCCCGCAGGATCTTTAGCATTACAGATTTGCCATCACTGCCCGGGCCCACCAGGAACATGGACTTTGCCCAGGCCACGTCCTTGGTCAGGCAGAACCCGAAAAATTCCTGCACCTGGCGGATCACGGCCGGGGTCTGCACGGTTTGGCTAAGATATGACAACCACCTGTCGCACTTGCGTGTTGATTTCGGATCAAAGGTGACAGCAAGTTCAAAGGTGGCATAATATTTTGGATCATGCGGGAACAGCTTCCAGGTGGCCAGATCAAGCATGCCGTTTTTAAGGCACACTATATCCTTATGATCATTAACAGCCCGGCCGTCTGGCAGGGTTGCCATGGATTTTACCTGATAGACTGCATCTTCAATTCTTGATCTCTGGGCCTCCAGGCCAAGCAGGCGAACGCAGGCGGCCTTGATATGGTCCTCATGGTATGCCTGCCAATACCGGCCGTTCCACCGGTAAATCATTCCTGAGCCCGGATCACTTAACACCTGGTACTTTTCCAGGATCTTTTCAGCCACCAGGCGCGGCCGAAACACCAGCCTGTCGTTGAAATTCTTTGTGAAAAACTCCCTGGCCTGCTCACTGATGTGCTCCAGGGTATTTACCACGGGCGCGTTTTCAACCAGGGGCCAGAAGTCATCTAAGGTTTTTTTGTGCTTTACAAAAAAATCAGTCAGATCCTGCCCATGATCGGCCGGCCAGGTGCCGTCAAGCTCCCTGCCCATAAAGTCCGGCCACTCTAAAATCTTAATTGACCGGGCAACCTTGCAAAGCGCCGGTGCAGCAAAATCATTTCCGTAATGCTGGCCGGCCTGGTCTGCATCCATGACCAGAACCACATCGCGGTTTTCAAACACCTTGGCATGGTCCCGGCTCCATTTTTTTGGCTTGCTGGTCTGGGTGATGGCGTTTAGGCCCAGGGACAAAGCGCAAATGGTGTCCGGCTCTCCTTCGCACAAAAACACGGGTGAACGGCCGTCAGGCTCTGCCGGAAACAATCTTGCAGCACCATAGTCAGTGCCCCAGGAAAATATCTTATGTTCACCTTCCCGCAGGCCGCCGGGCTTATACAGCCGGATGTTTCTTACATGCCCCTGGCGGTCTCGTATAGGTATGGCCAAACGCTCCGGCCTTTTAATTTGCTTTATTTCGCCGGTTTTTTTTGCCTGATATGCGGTCTGCAACCGAATGTCGATTTTCTCAATTATTTCCCGGGACCAGCCCCGGGTCTGTTTTAGATAGGCAATCCAGTTTTCAGGCAAAGGCTTTAGGCTGGCAAATACTTCATCTAATGGTGGGGGGTCGCTGTCATCTTTGCTTTTGCTGCTTGACCCGCCGGAGGTGTCAGAGTTGCCGGCTTTTTTCTTTTTCCGGGGTGCGGGGGCCGGGGTGGGATGCTCGTGGCCGGAACCTGATCCGGCAGCAGCCGGGTCCTGATTGATGTTAAATTCCTTGCAAAACGCCTTAAACCCTTCCTTTGTTTCCGTATATCCATGCACCCTGGCCCACAGGTCCGCCAAATCACCGGACTGGCCGCAGCTTGGCGTCAGGCAATGATACAGGTCCTTTTCCGGGTTATAGGAAAACGATGCTTTCTTATCATCATGAAACGGGCACAGGCCCGTCATTTCGCTTGCCTCCCAGCCGGTCTGCACCGTAAAACACCCTTCTGCTATTGACCGGCGCTGGGATTCATCCAGATGGTCCTTTGCTATACCCATAGCCTATACCTCAAGTTAATCTATCAGCTTGCCGCTTTAACTCCGGCACAAAAAACAAGGCTGATGCTGCCATCACCACACCCACAACCACGGTCCACGGAAAATAATCCCCGTCAGATCCGGCAATCATTGCACCGCCGAAAAACAGCACCACAAAAGCCCAGGGAGCAATCATTTGTTTTATTTTAGATCTCATCTGCAAACCTACCCGTACTATACATCGCCGTATGAGTCAAGGCTTTTTGTCGCCCTCTCCAACTGCAACTCAAGGTTGCGCCGTCGTTCTTCGATGTCGGTCATGCTTTCGTTTCCCGCTGCTGCTTCAACGTTTCCGGGTGCGGCCCAAGGCCATGCACCCACTGGATGTGCTCGTACCATCCTTCAGCTTTTTGCGTATCCGGATGCACAACCACAACCACGCCACCGGCTGCGGCTGAAATCAGGGCATGCTCACGGGCTAATTCTGCTATTTTGGCGTAGGCTTCTTCGGGTGTCATGCGAATAACCTCCTTGTCTTTGATGTTTTCTGCCGTGTCTGTCATAGCTGGCGTCCGCTTCGCCTCTCAAAACTATTCAATCCTTCCGCCACCAACCACGCCACCGCCTCATCTACGCTAATCTCCGCCTTTTCCGCAAACGCGATAACGTCCCTATACATCTGCAAAACTTCGTCTCTCGGAAAAGCATGCTGGTCGATTCGCAGTAGCGTCCCGTTGTTGTCTCGCATTTTGTGATACTTGCACAGCCCGATGGCAACGGCATTGCGCTCACATCCGGGCCACCAGCATTTACCGGTATTATAGGCTTTCTTTTTGCGCCCGGATTTTTCTGTGATGGTGAGGTGTGCAGTCTTGCGCTTATAGTCTTCGTCCATGGCATTTATTGATTCGATGGTGTCCATATCCACTCCTTTGTGTTTAAAAATTAAAAAGCCCGGCTCAACCAGATTTCCGCATGAAAAAACATCGCTGCTTCCAGACGAGACACCCGCTGGCGGATCTGGTGTTGGTTTGCCGGGACAGCCGGGCGTGCCCCCCGGAGGTTGCGGGTGGTGTGGTGGATCAATTTTTACGGTCATCCATCAACAACTTTTCAAGGCTGATCCCCAACCCCTGACTGTATTTAAT